GATGGTCGAGGAACTGAAGAAGTTCCCGGCGGCGACGCATGATCGTTTCGTAATCATCTTGATTCACGAAACAATAACGATTCACTGCGTACTCAGAAAGCTCGAACACAATGGAACGAGCGTCTTCGATATTTAGGCTCATATTTCTTTCTTTTTTGGTTAACAGGACAACCACCTAAGCTCCAGCATAGGAACTACTTGCCTCCATAGGCTTGTCCGATAGGACGGCGGTTCTCGTTTCCCTGTTAGCCCTGAACAGACTTCACTTTCCAAATACGGTCGGCAGGGTCAAGAAAAATCTTGCCCGAAATCATTTCATTGGCGCAACGGTTGAGCGTGGCCGTCGAAATTCCTGCGCGGTCGCCGTAGCTCTTGCGCCCGACGTAGCCATCACTTGCAGCGCGAGCCAAAGCGTATTCATGCACGACGGCGCAAGCCTCTTGAGTGATGCGCGGCATTCCTTCGCGCCATTTGTCGCGCCTTACCATACCCTTGCCGAATCCACTACTGATGCGGGTTCTGGTGAAGACTGGGGCGCGGGTTCGCTTGTCGGCTGAAGCCGTAAGTTTGGCTTCTTCCTGTTGCATTCTTTCGATTCGTTCGTGCATACGCTCCGCGAAGCGCACGCAAGAGGAGACTGATGAATAGCTCATTTATATCTCAAGTTAATTGCTTTACGAATAGCCAAACGCAAATCGCATCCATCAAACCAAATCGGCTCTCCATTTAAGACCAGCAGAATCGTATTCGCATCTAATAGGCTTTTGTCTTCGTTGAGAGCTTCAAGGTCCTGCTCCATCCGCGCCATTTTCTTATCCATCAGAATTTCGCTAAATGTTTTCATTATTTCCATTACTTAGTGCCAAGTTAATTAACGCCAAATTTTTATACTTTTTGGCATTGATTAGCTATTTGATTTTTTGTTAAATGCCTGTTGGACCAAACCTTAAGAGATAGTCACAAATACCAAAGCGGTTTGCTATTTCGTCTCCTTTAGCATTCCATTGCTTAGCCGCAACAGGCCAAGCAACGGCATTTTTACGGCAAGTCCAAACGGCAACCATTGCAGCCTTAGCAAGGGGCCTTTGGTAAAGCTCATCCCATATTTTTATACGTTCTTTGTTCATGATGTTACTTCATTGCAGCTAGCACTTTTCGAGCATAAGCCAAAGTCGATTGTTTGCGATGTCCTGACGGCCCGCCATTGTGGATGCGAGCAAGCGTTACAACGTCGCCCGCAGCCCACGCCCTTGGCGCATAGCGTTTAAAGTAAGCGGTTGCGACACGGCGCGCAAAGGCAAAGTCTGCCACTTGTGAATAAGAGCCTTTCACTCCCGAATCTTGGAAGTAAACGCGATGAATTTGCAAAGGTCCAAGCGCGGCCCCATTGTCGCCCTTAATAGGGCCAAGACGGCCCGAGGTTTCAACGTGATGAAGAGCTTTCCAAAACGATTCCGGCGGCGCGGAATAGGCTGGCAGGGCAAGCAATAGGGCAATCAGGGTCTTTTTCATTTCATGCCCTCCGCTTTGGCTACCGTAGCCCGCGCAAAGTCGATTGCGGCACCATCCCAATCATGCAAAGCAGCAAGCAAAAGGAAATCCCGCGCCACTTGCAGCAATTCGGGCGCGGCAGAAAAAAGAGGAGCATTTCCCTCGGCGTTTATATGTAAAACGGCGATTACTGAGTTTCCAACGTCCCTTATCTTTGTATCTGTCACGAATTGACCGGGAGTCGTATTTTTGGTGATGTGAAACGGTCCCGGCGTGTGTTTGTGCGTTGTGTTTTTCATGCGTATTCACCTCAAAACCCCGCTCCGGCGAACCGGAAGCAGGGCAAGGGATTGGCTTAGGTTGTTTTATCCCTCAGATTCCTCCGCTTGGCTATCGGAAGGGAAAATGCGGTCGCAAGCTTTTTGTGCCGCCGCCGCCGCATGAACTACCAACTTTCGGTCATTCCGCAAAGCTTTAAGCCATCCTTGGACATAGGAAGCCGTTTGCGGGAGAGTGTTTTCGATTCCTACCTTGGCGGATAGGAAAGCCGCGCCCATTTCCGCCACTAGTTCCTCTTTTGCGTAAGTTTGCGAACCGAAGGCGGCAATTTCCGCAATTCCTGCACGCTTGAGACGGCTATCGTGCCCGGTTGAGTGGATCAGTTCATGGAAAAGCGTGTGGTAGTAGTTTTCCGGGCGATCAAAAGACTCCCTCACGGGCATTTGGACGTGGTCGCGCGCCGGAACATAATGAGCGGACCCGCCGCCGTGCGCTAACGTAGGGCCGTTGACGTAAGCCGGAAAGACCTTTTCCGCTTCCCCAATGGGAGAAAACTCTCCCTTGCTTGTCTCGGAAGCCGGAAGGGTTAGTCCTTCGCATTGCTCCGCATTAAAAACCGTGTAATAGCGAAGGAACGGAATCTTCTCAACCTTTCCAGAGGCCTCGTTTGTCTTCTCAACCCAGTTCCAGAAAACAACGGGAGTCCCTTTCTCTCCCTTGCGAACATTCCCGCCAAGGCTTTGCGATTGCTTGTAAGAAAGCCAATAAGGGGAAGAGAAACGCGACAGAGAAAGCAAAAAGGCGTTGATGCCCCGATAGGCTTTGCGCGAAACCAAGTTTGACGGAGTGCCGCCAGTCCACGGCTTGCGCCAAGGAACAACTCCCGCCCCCAAAGCCTCAATCACGCGATCCGTTACGATTTGGTAAACGTCTACTTTTTGCATGTGTCCTTTCTTTTTGTTTGTGGTTTGCGTTAGTGAATCCTAAGGACTCAAGCCAACCCCCGCCCGAAAGCAGGGGTTGAGTGAAGCCTCAAGCCCCAATGGCGTCAAGTACCCGGCCCGGGAAATAGCTTTCAACATATTGGTCTTTGTTCGGGCCACCGTGGCAGGTGAAAAACTTCCCGCTGCTCAATACCCCAATTTGGGGGTACTTGGCGAGAAGTTGATCAACAACAAACTTGCTCTCGGCAGCGAGTCGGGCTCGCGTAGCTTCTCGGTATGCGGCTACCGAGTCAGCGATGGCCTTTTCATCTCGGATGTCGCCTAGGGTCGTGATGGTGCTTTTCATGTCTTTCTGGTTTATGTTTCGCTTTGGCTTTCTGCCTCAGCTGCAGAGGAGAATGCACACTTTTGTGAACGACTCAACAACATTCGAAAACTTTTTTCGGCTCAATCCGCGCAACCTAAATCCGCGCAACCAAGGCCCCCTAGTTAGCAGAGACAGAGAAGAGAGAGAGAGGACAGGGAATAGACAGGAGACAGGAACGAACCCTCAGGTACGGATCACCTTATGGCAAAGCAAGGGCACTTGCCCACCTTGTGCGCCAGACGGTGCATCGGTCAGCAATCGGTTGGCAATCCTTTCCCTCCCCATAGAGCAACTATCTTTCAAACGCGAGGCGTGCGCGAGTGTGGATTGTTTGCGTTGCAACGTTATTGCATTAGTGTATTGCTTGCTTGGCGTGTCAGTTGCACTCGACTAACGCTTGCGTCAGCCATGCCATTGCTTTGCTATCGCCAGCCACTTGCAGCAGGGGGGGCGGGGGTCGCTCCGTCGGTGCCCGTCTGTATCTCGATAGGTCAACAAGGCATTTTTAAAAATTCTGAAAATGGGGAGCCACCGTACTGAGCAAGTGGTGGGAGTAGGTGCAATGTGGTGTGTAGATAAGGTGTGACAGAATGTCTCACTTAGGAATGGCTGGTTTTTAAAAAATCTTGCAAATAGGTGTTGACGACTACTTAGCACTACCTGTAGAACATTTGCATGGGGAGGAAGTCCAAAGCAATTGTGGAGAGTGTGGGGGAGGCGCAAGCCAACCTCAATCATCGCTATATTGAGAAGCGTAAGCCTAAGGAGGCTGCTCTAGCCTTGGATATGCTGGCTAATGGGGAGACGTATGCGAAGGTGATGTCTACTACGGGTATAGGGTTTGTGGCACTATCGGCTTTGAGGGCGCGGCATGAGCGGGCTTTGGAGGTAAGGCGCAAGGAGCTTGCGTTAGATGGCTTTGAGATGGCAGAGAGGATGAGGGCGTTGGTGGCGAAGAAGACGGAGATGTTGATGGAGGATGATGAGGCGTTGATGAAGACGCCGCTTAAAGACTTAACGCTAAGCTATGGCATTAGTGTGGACAAGGGCTTGCAGGCTCTTGGGGAGCAGAAGGTGGTGGTGGAGCATAGGACGGGGAAGCCGTCGCTTGCTGACGCCATGAAGGCTATTGAGGAGGCTAGGGCGGCTTTACGGAATGACACCATTACAGTACTCACGACCCCTGTTCAGCGAGTGGAGTCCGTCGTTGAAGTGGACGGCGACGATGACGAAGGAGGGGACGATAGCGTGGTGGAGTCCCGATCTGAGGGTTAAGGTGGTATATGTCCCTAGTCTGGAAGCAGCACCCGATACTTAAACCTCCTACAATGGAGGAGATGGCGCGGATGGACCCTAAGCAGTTGGTTCAACTGTGGGGTGTCTACCATGAGGCTATTGAGAACGCTGAGCGTGATCCCTATCGGTATGGGTTTAAGCTGGTGAATTGGGGCGAGGCGGAGGAGCTGCTGTCCAAGAAGAACGAGATTCTTGTAAGTGGCGGTAACCGTTCGTCCAAAACGAGTTGGGCTGCTCATGCGGTGGTGAAGGCAGCGATTGAGAACTATGGGGCGGTTATAATGTGTTTCGCCCAAAATGCTGACGTTTCCATCAGACAGCAGCAGTCCGCGATCTACGATGCGCTTCCCGAGGAGCTTAAGCGCAAAACTCTTGGTACTGAGGAGAATGTCTCCTACACGCGAAAGAATGGCTTTAGCAAGTCGAGCCTCATCCTGCCGGGGAGCAAGAGCCACATCATCTTCAAGACCTACTCCCAGTTCTTAAATAACGACACCATCCTTGAGGGTGCGGAGTTGGGTAGCCGGGAGGCCAAGTGGATTAACATTGGTACATGGTGCGACGAGTACCTAATTGGCCCT